ATATCACTAGCAACCGTAGAAGCTGGGTAATATTGTGAGAATGTTAATTGATTTGTATTCGGGTCTGTATAAGAACATCCCATGAATACTCCTATTGGGGTTAATGTAGCTGTACCAGTATCAAGTGTTACTACACCTGCACTAGTCATTTTTACAAAATCTCCATAGAATATTGCGGTACTGTCATTAGACGCAATTTTATAGTGTCTAACTTTTCCTGTATAGGAGCCACTAGCACTTAAAGTTCCGACTGGTTCAGCACCCATTGGTGTCGCTGTTGCTGACATATCTATTTCCTTTTAAATAAAGTTATATTAAGCAGCTCAAAACAATATTATGATTTAGAGCCACCGCCAAAGGTAGTCCTTGTTTTGCGTTCTGGTTTTAACAGAGGCATACGAGGATCATTTTCCTTTAAGTAGTTATTGTCCACAGCATCCATTTGGTTCTGGGCTTGTTGCCTATAGTATTCATCTCTTGCTGCCATAGTCTCTTTTGGAGCCTTACACAACAATAGTCCACCTACTTCTAAGTTACCTTTAGTAGCCCAATCTGAGCCATGATCTGAGATCATGTTTAGTTCAGGGTGGTCTTCTGCTTTCACAGGTTGCCATCCTTCTCTAAATTTTGCCGATACATTTACATTATTAGGTTTACCTAGAATACTCGTAGCTACCCATCTAAATACCCATCCTTCTTGGTGATCAGGCTTTGGTAATTTAGATTGTGGTTCCCAACTAGTTTTTGGTCTAGTTTGAACTTCTCTAGATTCTGCTTCTCTTGCTGCTCTAGTAACTTCTTCAGTTACTTCAATATTTTTTTCTTCAGACATTTCTGCTCTCCTTTGCTAATTGCTTGGCATATTGCTCTGGTGTAATCCCAAGTCGCCTTGCGAGGTTGACTTGAGTTGCTGTTAACTGCACTTTGCGAGGCATAGCACCATTATTTCTGGTTGCCGGTGCTACCACACTCGATGGTTTTCTGGAACTCGCAGTTTCAACAACATCTGTTGAGATGGTGTCTTCAGCTTGGTTTTCAGTTCCAAAAAAATCTGGGAACGCTTTACGCATTCTTGTATCTACTTGTTGATAATATTCATCACTTGTAGGATGAATCCTCTCATCATTAATTAATGTTTCATGTAATCCATACGCAAAACCTGTTAGGTCTTTATGCTTTGGATTACCAAACCATTTATTGTCTTGTAACCACTTTACACCTTTTGGGTCGGGTGGTGCAAATTGTTGTGAAGCAGTTTGCTGTGGAGCAACAGGTTGTTGTTGCTGTACTTGTTTTTGTTGTTCGTAATAATTAATTTTTTCATTGGCTGATCTTAGATCAACAGATGAATTTAAAATTGTTTCATTGGCTTCTAGCATTTTTTCGCTATTGCCACTTTCATAGGCTTCTTTAAATTCAGCTTTAGCTCTTTCTAATTGAGACTGTGCTTTCGCTGATATTTGACCTAATAGGGCTTCTTCACCTTTGCCAATTAAAGCTGCAAGTCTTTTATTTTCTTCTTGCACTTTTTGTGCATAAGTTATTGCTTCTTCTCTAACTTTTTCTGTGGCTTCTTTTGCCCTTCTTTCTTCGTGAATTTCGTATTTGGTTCTGTTAATTCTTTTTTTAACTTGCTCATCAATACCTTCGATTTCAGATTCTATATCTTCATCAGTAGTAGCAGTAGTTTTTACTCTGGGAGTTTTTCTATCTGCTATAGGTCTATCGTCTATTATTTCAATTTCTAAATCATCAGATTCTTCTGTAGATTTTTTAGAAGTATTAATTGCTCTTTCTTCAGGTGTTGTTCCAATAGTTGTTGTATGACCAAAAAATTGTTCTTCTCTCGAAGTTTTTTCTGGTTGTGCTGTTTCAGTTACAAATTCTTCAGATGTAACCTCTTGATTTGCGGCTTGATTTTGTTCTGTCATTATACTACCTTAACTATGCCTCTTGGGTCTTCAACAACAGCTTCTACGCTATCGTCATTGATTAAACGAAATTCTTTTCCATGCACTTTAAATCTTGTGCCTGAATAAGAACGCATGATAATCCAATCTCCTTCTTTGCAGTAAGGACCATTTGGAAATCTTTTTTCGTCTTTGTAACAGTCTTGCCCCATGTTAATAACGAAACCACAAATCGAACCGACTTCTTCGACTCTCATTGTTTGACTGGCTTTTATAATGCCACCCTTAGTTGTTTCTTCTATTTCTGGTAAAGCTATTAATAGTTTGTACCCTTTAGGTACAGGTAGTTGTTTTGCTTTGCGAATTTCTTCGTCTTTGTTTTCAATTTTTTTTGCAGGTTTCGTCATTTTTATCTCCTTGCTCTAGATAAGGTCTAGGTCCTTGCACCATTATTGGCGTGTTGCTATTTCTAACAGATCAATTAAATCTCTCTCTGCTAATGCTAATCCAGCCACAATACCTGTCATGTGTCTGTATTCTTCAAAATTCTGACAGCCACCTGTACTCAAGTGGTCTGCGTGTTCGTTCATGCGTTCTCTTATTTTTTTCTGTAACGCTTCAACTATATTTTCTTGTGATGCACTCATTATTTTTTATCATCAAAAAGTGTTTCTACAATTTCTTTTCCTATCTTAACACCTTCTAAAGTTTCTTGGCTAGACAATTTTGCATTATCACTTGCAGCATCAAATCCAATTTTTGCACCAGCGATTCTTTCTTGAGATGCAATTCTTTGTCTTTCGATCTCTTGATTTGCTTTTGACTTCTGTAAATCTGCTGCAATTTTTTCTGCATCTGTTTGCATTTTTCTTTGTACTTCTGATGCTCTGATCTCAAGTTCTTTTTCTCTTTGCTGAATAACAGGGTCTTCCATTTTCTCCTGTACTTCTTTTTGTCTTACTTCAGCTTGACTATCAGCCAATACTCTTTCAGCAGCTTCTGATACCAACTGTGATAAACGCAATTCAATATCTTCTGGCAATGGCTCATCAGGTGGTGGCAATGGAGCACCCATCTGTTTTTCAATTTCTTTTCTATATTGAAATGCTATATGTTCTGTAATGTGAGCAGTAAAGGCAGCAAGTATAGAGTTTGCATTTGGACTTTGCCCTACCATTTCTCTCATCTTAGGATCACTCATTGCAGCCATATGTACTTTAATATGTGCTTCGTGGTCTTGATACATAAATGCTTTAACAGGTTTGCTGTTTAATAGATTCATATTTTCTGATACAGGGTCTGCTGGTAATATCTCTGATTTGAGTGGAACAATCTTATCTGCATCTTTAATGCCTAACACATCAAGCATCTGTCTATGCAGTTCTTCCATGTTATACATTTGTGGTGCTTGTTGAGAAAGTTGCAATGCAGCTTGATACTGCATAATTCTTTGTGCTTTCGTTGCTGCATTTGGATCAGAAACTGGCACTACATCTATTCTTCCATCAAAATCTTCTTTCAGTAATTCTTTGCCTTTAATATTATAAGGATATTCTGTTGGACCATAATCAAAAATAATTCTAGATAATATTCTTAACTCATGTTTCATAGAGTTATGAATCCTAGCTTGTACTGATCCTATAACTTTTAATGATCTTTCTAGTAAAGCAAGAGTAGTTCCAACAGGTGCTTGATTATTCATATCAGATACTTTCATATCTGCTAACGATGCAAACCTTCTGCCTTCTTCTACTAAATTTTGTAGTAATTGATACAAAGTTCCTGATGGTTCTTTGTATGGTAAGAATGTAATGTTATCTTTAATTGCACCACCGGGTACATCTACATCTCTAAACTCACCGGGCATAATTGGAGTATCATCTCCTTTAATTCTTAATCCTCTAGATTTTAAACCACCGGGTAGATTTGAAAGAGTTCCTGCATCTACTAACTGTCTTAATAAACTTGTAGCTGATTTTGCTATGCCACCAATCAAATGCACCAAACCAAATCCATAGAATCCCATTCCGGGTAGGTATTGATAATGAACATAGTGTTGTCTTCTTTTCTTTAACGGATCATCTTCTAAAAAGTTTCTTCTGATAGATAGAATAGTTCCTGATTGATAGTCAAGTGTAATTACATAAGGCAATGCTATGCCTGTAGGCTCACCATCTTTCCTGTCTTCAAATCCTTCTAAGTCTAGATCAATCTGCATTTCTAACAATATATGCCTTTGATCAAAGTCATAAGACGATCTATCGCCTGTTAATTCATCATACTTACTTTGTATATTAGAGTAATCAGCAGATGGAGTTTGTAGCTCTACATCTCTATAAAATCCTATTACCTGTAACTTACGAATATCATTCGTACTTTTTTTCATTACATGAGTTGATCTATCGCAAGTAGTAAGATCAGATGCACCATAACTCACAACAAAATCTTCAGCAGGTACAAACATACTGGCTGGTCTTTCTAATGCAGGATCATAATAAATTTTTCTAAACGCAGAACCAGCTAATGGTAGATTGAATAACATCTTTTCAGTTTCTGTTCTGTACTCACTCATTTTGTCTGTTAACAAGTAGTTGAGGTAATCTTTAACTCTAGTAGATTGATCTTGAGTATCTTGATTTATATCTGAAACAATTTTAGTATCCACAGGTCCTTTTGCTGGAAACAATTCTGTAATAGTTTCAGCTTGAAATCTTACAACTGATTCAGTTAGCAATGGATGAAATACACCACAAGCACCCTGCCAAGGCAAAGTTCTATCTTCAATTTTTAAACCTAACTGATCTAAACCTTTTGTATAAGTTTCTTCCCAGTCTTTTCTAGATTCTTTGTCTGAATTGTAATAACCCACAAGTTCATTTGCTAATTCCTCAAGGTCTGATTCATCCATAAACTCTGCGATGTTATCGTCAAAATTTTCTGTACCGAACTCAGAGCCTTCTTCAAAATCAATAATCATTCCACCATCTTCAGTTAGCAGTGCAACCTCATCTGGGTTGGTTACTACAACTTCTAAAGGAGAATCTTCAACAATTTTTTCTGGGGTCTGTAATGGTTTCTCTGCCATCTAATCTCCTAATAATAATTTGCTTCTCTGGGTGGGAAGTATTCTTCTTCTTCGTCTGAAGATAGAGGTATAAATCCACCTTGTCTAAATCTAATTAAAGCTTGGGTTGATGAATCAACCAAATCGTCATGGCTACCTGCTGGGAACGAAGCAAATTCTTCTACCACTTCTTCTGCAAATTTTCTATCGGGTGCCCAAACAATACCAGATGCAAATAGATCAGCCACAGCATTAACCCTAGCTATCTTATCATTACCTCTGCTTGGAGTATATTCTGACACAGGTATGCCCATTTGTCTCAATTCAAATAT